TGGCAAAAACAGCCTAAAACTAATGGTTTGAACATATTTTGATTTCATTTCAAAGTAGTTCAAACCATTGTTATATTTATGTTTTAGATTTTCAATATATTTTCAAATAAATACAAAATATTTTAAAAATAATTCGTATGGCTGTACTTACGGCTGTACAAACGCATATTTAAAAGTCAAGTGTCAAGCCGTTTTCCTTTAAATAGTTGTAAGATAAATCAAGATGTTCTTTTTTAAATTTATCAAAAACTTCACAATAGACATTTAAAGTAGTTGCAACATTTGCGTGTCCCATTATTTTTGCTAAAACGGATGCAGGCATTCCTGATTCAATACATCTAGTTGCAAATGTATGTCGAAGCATATGCTGATGAACATCATAACCTTTTCCAATGCTATAATTTTTGCAAAACTCTTTGAACATTACATTAACAGTATCTGTACTTATACATTCTTTATATGAATTGCAAAATAGAAGGTTATAATCATTTTCTGTATAATAATCTGATGATAAATATTCCTTAAGTATATTTTCAACATTAGAATCCATCATTATATCTCTAATTCCATTTACTGTTTTTGTATAAGAACCGATTGTTGCTCTATCATCAAATGTACGAGTAATAGTTCTTCTAATATGAATTATTTTATTTTTAAAATCAATATCATTTATATCTAAAGCATTTATTTCACCCATTCTCATACCAGTAAATAAACTTAATAAAATTTGATATTTATATCTAAATTTTTTTGTGTTTTGTAACTCATTAATAAGCTGTTTTTGCTCATCAATAGTAAAAGCAGATACATTTTTGGATTTGTTTTTATACTTTTGAGATAAAGGTATTTCAAATTCTAGCTGATTGTCTAAAAAGTTATAACGCAAAATATTTCTCCTCACAGCTATTTTAAAAGTATTGTTGACTATTCCATATATTTTAGCAATAACAGAATCTGAATATTTTGTGATATATATTAAGAAATCTTTTAAATCTTTTTCTGTAATTTTTTGAAGTTCCATGTTAGCAATATAATGTGTAGAGATGTTCTTTAATGTATGCAATTTACGAGAATAGGAACTTTCTTTTAATTTATTCATTTTATAGGCAGTATCAATAAATTCTTTTGCAAGATCATAAAAAGTAACCCTTGATTTATCTACATATGTATCTGTATTCAATTCTGTAATAACTTTTTCCAATTTCTTTTTTACTTCTTGTCTTGTTTTTCCATATATAGTTTTCCTTTTTCTTTTTCCAGTTTTTTCATCATACATAGCAATAGTGTATTCAGTAACCCACATGATTTTACCATTTCTTTTTCTTTTGAATATTGTACCTTCACCATTTCCACGAGTTTTAGTTGCACCCATAATAAAAAACCTCCATATTCAATAATTTTTTGTTTCAAACTATTGAAAATGAAAGCATTATTTGATATTATAATAATGTAATCACTTTCAATAGTGGTTATGCTCTGGGTAATGTGTGGCTTCCGCAAAAAGATACACATTATCCTTTTTTTATAAGTCTATATCTGAATTTATCTTTTGATTATTTTGTTTAAATTCTTTTACAAATTTCATAGCCTTAAAATCATTAGTACAATTAAATGAAATATATTTAATTTCATCATGATCTAAATAAGTAAAAACTAAATATGAAGTTACTATATTTGATGTTTTCTCTTTAGATCTTCCACCAATCATTGAACCAAGTGGACCAAATAAAACGGCACCACCAATAGCACCACCAATGCTTGAAACATTACTTTTTTGAATTTCAACATCATTGGTTATTGCAACATCAGTAACTTTTTCTTTAAGCAATTTAAAAGTCATATTGTTTGCACAAAATTCATATTCATTTGGTTTAGAAAATATTTTTGTATATATATTTTGAGCAACAGGAAGACCACTATAATGCAATAATATTATAAATAAAGAAGCATTTTTATCTTGTTTAATTTTTTTTACTTTTTTGGCTTTTTTATTATAAGAACCTATTATGGCACAGATAGCAATAATAATTATTAAGCTAATAATTCCAATAAGTGATTCCATATGAATTTCTCCTTTTTAAAATATTTTATAAATTTTATTATTTAAAAGCACTTTTATTTTCAGCCTTTACTACTTTACCCAATATTTCTATTGTATCATAAAGGTTGTCAGCAGGAATTTCTATTGTTTTACAACAGGTATTCATTGCAATTAACTGATATATATTATTATTTTCATCTAATACTAATTTCCTTATCGTATTTTTTCCATTTAGTTTTAAAAGATATGTTCCTTTGTTTTTATTGTCAGTTTTGTCAATTATGTTTTGTTTGTATATTAGGGCAATATCTCCAACATCTAGCAAAGGAAACATAGAATCATCTTCGGATATGAATTCAAAATAGTTATTATTGTCACAACTTCCTTCTATTAAGTCAGAAACATTTATATTAAAATAATCTGCGAGTAATTGCACTTTGTTCATTCTGGGAAGTCTAGTGCCATTACACCAACTAGAAATAGCAGATTTATTTATATCTAAATCATTTATAATATCTGTTTGAGTTTTTCCTTTTACTGTCATATAATAATTTAAATTTTTGGAAAATATTTTTTTGTATTTGTTATCCTTGTCCATATAAAAACCTCGCTTTCTCAACATTTGACTATATTATAATACTAAAAGTAGAAAAAATCAATAAAAAAGTTTAAAAAATTCTACTTTTAGTATTGACATTCTACAAAAAGTAGAATATAATGTGAACAAATCAAGAAGGGAGTGAATAAAAATATGGAGAAAAAATTACAAATAACATTAACCGCAGCAAGAGTTAATGCAGGTTATTCATTAGATGAGGTAGCCAAGGAAATGAAGAAAACAAAAGGAACTATTATTAATTGGGAAAAGGGAAGAACATCAATTAAGATAGCAGAGTTTGAAGAACTTTGTAATTTATATAAAATTTCAAAGGATTATATTATTTTACCCACTACTCTACAAAAAGTAGATTGAAGGAGGAGAAATATGAAAAAAATAAAAAAATGCGGAAGCCACACATTAAAGGAGGAAAATTAAATGGAATTACAAGATAATGTTTTTTATACCCCAACACAATTTGCAGAATTGAGAAATTGCAGTGTACCGACAGCATTAAGCATCTATAATTCACAAGATTTTCCAAGTGAAAATTTTGGAAAAGAGAAGGTTGCATTAGGAAGTGCAATAAGAGAATGGTACAAAAAGAAAAGATTAAAGGGGGAAGAATAATGAAAATAACCAATAAGAAAAAATTTATAGTAAGAATATTAGAACTTATTACAATAATAGCAACAATTATTTTAACAATAGTATCAATAAAATATGCCAATAGAATAAGAGGTTATAAAGCATTTGGAGGAGAGTATTTAGTACCAGTCTTAGGATTAAATATAATATTAGTTTTAGAGTCAATCTTGGAAGAAAGTGAAGAAAAGAAAGGAAACAGGAAAAATGGAAAAAGAAAGATGTGATAATGAAAAAGAAGTATTTAATGCTAGAGTCAATGAAGATGAAATGATAATAACAATTGATGAATATACAACTTTGAGAGCAGCAGCAGAAAACTATGAAAAAGCAAGAAAAGAAATGAAAGCACATATTGCATATTTAGAAAAAAAATTAAATGAGGAAACAGAAGAAAAATCAAACATATTAACAGAATTAGAAACAGTGAACAAAGAAAATCGCAAATTAAAAATAGGAATTATAAATTTTGTTAAAGGATTTGGAGGTTAGTATGGATAAGCTAGATAAATGCTATATTTGGCACATTATAACATTGGCCACAATGAAATATAAATTAAGAAATTTGAAAGGGGTGAGATAAGTATGATGGGAAAACATAGTCAAGAAGCATTAAAGATTAAACAATTAGAAGAAACTATTGAATTAAAGAAAAAAGAAATTAGAGACATTAAATTTAGTGTATCTGATATTTTATTACAAATTAGAAATATCAATGAATCAAATAACTATTCAGATCCAAGTGTAAAAAAGAGAAAAATATCAGAGCTATGTACAGACACAAGATATGAACTTCTTATTGATGAACTAGAAGTTTGTTACAAAAAACAAAAGACAAAAATAATAGAACTACCAAATACCGACCAAAGTAATAAATAGTTCTATAAAACACTTATATAAATGCTCTATTTTTATTCTAACATATGAAAGTCTAAAAAACAAGAGCAGAAAGGAGAAAAAATATGCCTATATGTAGTATTTGTGGAAAAAATTACGAAGGATATGGCAATAATGCACAACCAGTAAATAATGGAAGATGCTGTGATGAATGTAACATAACAATAGTAGTTCCAAGAAGATTTCAAGATGCAAAAAATAGAAGGGAGAAAGATTAATAATGGAAATAAAAATACTTAATTTAAAACTAAGAAATTTTAAAGGAGTAAAAGAATTAGAAATTAATTTTGATTGCAAAAATACTAATATATATGGAGCAAATGCAACAGGAAAAACAACAGTATTTGATGCATTTAAATGGTTATTTTTTGATAAAGATAGCAATGATAGAAAAGACTTCAATATAAAAACATTAGATAGTGATAATAATCCAATACACTTTTTAGAACATGAAGTTGAAGCAACATTAATAATAGATGGTATTGATACAACATTTAAAAAAGTATTGCAAGAAAAATGGGTTAAAAAAAGAGGACAAACAGAGCAAGAATTTTCTGGACACGAGACTAATTATTGGATTGATGAAGTACCAGTAAAGAAGAAAGATTATGAAGAAAAGATAAATAGTTTAATACCAGAAAGCCTATTTAAATTGATTACGGACCCATCATATTTTAATAATCAATTAAAATGGACAGAAAGAAGAGAATTACTAATAAATATTTCTGGTGCAAATATTTCTGATGATGAAATATTAGATTCAAAAGAAGAATTTAAAATATTAAAAAATAATTTAGATGGTAGATCCATTGATGATTATAAAAAAGTAGTACAAGCAAAAATAAAAGACTTAAATAAACAAAAAGAAACAATTCCAGTAAGAATTGATGAGCTTACAAATACATTAATAACAGAACACGAAATTGATTATGAAAAAATAGAAAAAGAAAAAGCAGAATATAATCAACAATTACAGGCAATTGAATTAGAAATGACAGATGTGCAAGCTAAAGCAAAAGAAAATATGAGAATTGCTGACCAACTAGCTGCAGCAAAGAAAGAACTATCAGATTTTAAATTAAAAAAAGAAACAGAATATTCTCAAAAATACTCTTCAGACTTAATTAATTTACAAAATGAAAAAAGGGTAATTGAAAGCAAAATAAGATATAGACAAGATGAGTATAGTGATAGATTATTAAAAATACAGCAAGACCAAAAAAGAAAAGCAGAATTATATAAAAAGTGGGATGATGTTAGCAATATGAAATTAGAGTTTGATCCTAATTCATTTATATGTCCAACTTGTAAAAGAGAATATGAAACCGACAAAATTGAGGAAATGAAAAAGCAATTTGAAAATAACTTAAATGTACATAAGAAGAGTGAACAAGATGCAATAAATAAAGAAGGACAGGCGATTAATTTAAGGCTAGACGAAAATACAAAAGCAAGAGAACAAATACAACAAGAACTTCCAGAACTAAACAATAATTTAGATGAAATAACTAACAGAATAGCAGAATTAGAAAAGGCAAAGGAAAATGATACTTCATTTGATATAACTTCATTACCAGAATATAACAACAAAATAAGTGAGATTGAAAAATTAGAGGAAAAAGTAAAGAATTTAACAAATGAAGATATATCATATTTGCAAAATAGAAAATTAGAGATATCTGAAGAAATTAACAAACTAAATAAAATTTTAAATGAAAGAGAAATACAAGAAAAAACAAAAGAACGTATTACAGAATTACAAAATGAAGAAGAAAATATTTCTAAAAAAATTCAGGAACTAGAGGGCGAACAATATGCATTAGAAGAATTTACAAAAACAAAAGTAGAATTATTGGAAAATGCTATAAATAGTAAATTTGAGATAGTAAAGTTTAGATTGTTTGATACACAAATTAATGGTGGACTTGTAGAATGCTGCGATACATTAGTGAATGGTGTTCCATATGCTGATGTAAATAATGCACATAAGATACTTGCAGGGCTAGATATTATAAATACTCTGATAAAATTCTACAATACATCAGCACCAATATTTATAGATAATAGAGAATCAATAAATAAAATATATAAAATAGATACACAAATAATTAGCTTAATAGTAACCACTGATTCTAAATTAAGAATCGAGGTGGAAGAACATGAGTAATTTAAGCCTTTATAATATAACAAATAAATTTGTAGATTTAATGGACAAAGCACAAGAAGGAGAACTAACAGAAGAGGAATACAATGAATTAGGAAATGAATTAGCATTAGAATTACAGAATAAAAGTTCAAACATAATTGGGTATATAAAGAATAGTGAAAGTCTATTAGAAGCAATGAAAACAGAAGAAAAAAGACTTTCTGATATGAGAAAGCAAGGAGAGAAAAAATTAGATAAGTTTTATCAATATGTAAAAGAAAATATGGAGCGATTAGGATTAGTAGAAATTCCAACAGAATTAGGAAAATTAAAAATTACTAAAAATCCTATGAGTATTGAGATAGAAAATGAAGATGAAATACCGTCAGAATTTAAGAAAGAAGTAATAACAACACAAATTGATAAGACAGCAATAAAAAATCACTTTAAAGATACTGGAGAATTAGTACCAGGAATAAGAATAATAGATAATAAAACAAGTTTAAGAATAAAGTAGGAGGAAAATATAATGGAAAATAAAATGATTTTAAAAATATCAAGTAAATCAAATCCAAATAGTGTTGCAGGAGCAATAGCAGGAGGATTACAAGAAAATAAAAGAGTAGAATTACAAGCAATAGGAGCAGGAGCTGTGAACCAATCAATGAAAGCCATTGCAATTGCTAGATCATTTGTAGCTGCAAGTGGAGTTGATTTATTATGCATACCTGCTTTTTGTACAGTAATAGTAGAAAATGAAGAAAAAACAGGAATGAAATTTATAATTAAGGAGGAAAAATAAATGTTAGAAAACTTAAATGAACTAGAAAAAATAGGATTAGCTTTTATAAGTGGATTAGTTGCAGGGCAATCATTGCAAGAAGCGGAGCAAGAAACAGAAATTGAAGAAAATGATAATAATGAAAAAGGAATGAAAGTTGCTGTGGGAAAAATTGAAGGAGAAAAAGCAGAAAAATTTATAAAAATGATGAAGGAATTGGGGGTTGAATAATATGAGTAGTGAATTAGTAAAAAAAGAACAAACAGAATTACAAAAGCAAGAATTGACAGCAAGCGAGAGATTTACAGGAATGGTAATGAAAGAATTTCAAGGGAATATTGGAACATTAAATTTAAATGAATATCAAAAACAACTTATAAGAGGATATTTTATAGGAATTGACAATGCTTTGAAAAAAGCTGAAGAAGCAAGATTAAATAAAAATAGTTGGAAATCAACCAAAGAAGAAGACAAAAACAATTTACCAATTACTTGGCAAAATGTAAATATGAACGATTTAGCAATAGCTGTTGTACACCATGCAAAATTGGGATTAGATATGCAAATACCTAACCATTTAAATGCAATACCATATAAAAATAATAAAACTCAAAAGTATGATATAGGATTTTTGAAAGGATATAAAGGTCTAGAATATATAGCAACACAACTATCATTATACCCAATTAGAAACATAATCGTTGAATTAATATACTCTAATGATGTATTTGAAATAGTAAATAAAGATAATATCACTAGATATAATTTTATAATTAAAAATCCATTTGATAGAGGTGAAATAATAGGAGGATTTGGATATATACAATATGTTGATGAATCAAGAAATAAAATAATAACACTATCTAAAAAAGATATTGATAAGAGAAAACCAGCCTATGCAGCAGCTGAATTTTGGGGTGGAGAAAAAGATAAATGGGAAAATGGCAAAAAAGTAGGAAAAGAAAAGATTGAAGGTTGGTATGAAGAAATGGCCAGAAAAACTATTGCGAGAGCAACATATAATGCTGTTGCAATAGATCCTAAAAAAGTAAATGAAAGCTATGCATATGTTATAGAAAATAATGATAATACTTATGAAAATGTGATAGAGGGACAAGTTGCTGAAGAAATAGAAGAAAAAGCAAACAAAGAATTAATTGATATTGAAACTGGAGAAATAAAAAATATTGAAGAAAATGCATCTGCAGATAACAATATTGAAATGACTCCAATCCAAAATGAAGGGCCAGCATTTTAGTGAAATTAAAAGTATTAGGTAGCAGTTCGAGTGGTAACTGCTATCTAATAGAAGCAAATAACAATGAAAAATTAATATTGGATGCAGGTGTTAATTTTAAAATTGTGCAAAAAGAATTGAATTTTGATTTTAATGGTATTGAAGCAGTATTGATAACTCATGAACATATGGACCATTTAAAATATGCCTCGAATTTTGCTTTATATGGAATAAATGTATATGCATCTTCAGGAACATTAAAAAAACAAAATTTATTTGGCCATAGATTTAAAATTATAAAAGCATTACAACAATTTGAAATAGGAAATTTTATAATACTTCCATTTGATACACAACACGATGCTGCAGAACCATTAGGATTTCTAATTCAATATAAGCCGACTGGCGAAAAACTTATGTATGCCACAGATACATATTATATTAAATATAAATTCAATAAACTAAATTATTTACTATTAGAATGTAATTATAACAAAGAAATTGCAAAAGAAAATGCAAAGAATGGAGTAATAAATAAAACTAGATATACAAGATTATTAGAGAGCCATTTTAGTTTAGAAAATGTAATAAAATTCTTAAAATCTAATGACTTAAGTTATGCAAAAAATATTGTACTATGCCATTTATCAGATACAAATTCTAACCAAACTATAATGCAAGATAAGGTATATGAAGAAACAAAAATAAATACTACAATAGCAAAACCTGGATTAAATCTAGAATTAAAATTATATCCATTTTGATGGAGGTCTTATATGAATAGTATAAAAGCGATAACTCAATTAGAAGAATTAAAAAGGGACAGGCTTAGTTTTATACAAAATGATGAATCTGATGAAATTTATTTAAAGGATATAAAGGCCATTAGTTTAGCAATAAAAGCATTAAAAAAGTGTCCAGATATACAAGACAAATCATTTAATTGTAGAATGTGTGGAAAAGAATTGAAAACATGGAAGAGTATTCAAAAAGGTTTTGGCCCCATATGTGAAAAAAGATATTTAAATGATGTGTATAAAAACCAACAACTGACAGTAGATACGATATTAAAAGAAAGGAGAGGTAATGATGGCAAGTAAAGACGTTTATTATTTTAGCCATGATGCAAATGCATTATCAGATCCAAAAATATTGGGAATGAGATGCGATTATGGATTAGAACGGATATGGATTATATTGGGCCATATTAGAAATGTTAAGAAACGAATCTACATATAAATTACCTCTTAATAAAAATACATATAGGGCTATAAAAATGCAAACTGGAACAACTATTGATGTTGAAAAGTATTTGAATGATTGTATAAATGAATATAGAGATGATGAAAGTGGAAATGGATTATTTAATGCTGATAAAAAAACATTTTGGTCAGCAAGTTTATTAAGAAGAATGGAAAAATATGAAACATTAAAAGAAAAAAGAAGTCAAGCAGCAAATGCACGATGGAATAAAGAAAAGGATAAAAAACAAGAAGCAGACAAAAAACAAGAAAAAAATGCAAAAAAATGCAAAAGCATAAAAAACATATGCAAAAGTAATGCAAATGCATACAAAAAAAGATACAAATGCAAAGCAAATTTGAAAAAATCATATGCAAATTTATGCAAATTAAATCAAATAAAATCAAATCAAATTAAATTAAATAAAATTAAATTAAAAGAAATGAAATCAATCTATCCTTCTAATCATAAACCAGAAGAAAATAAAACCTTAGATGATATGATGGATAAGATGGAAAAAACAGAATTTGAAAGACTTATAAAAAATTGCGAAATGCATATTTTTTCTCCAGAACTTGCTATTGAAATGACTGAAATTCTAAAAGAAATGTATATGACTCCAAATATAAGAGAAAAAGTCCAGGAAATAAATTCTAAAAAACTATGTTATGCATTAAAGAATTTTGCTATTGCTAATACTAGATCACAAATAAAAATACCGAAATCATATTTTAAAAAATGCATATTATCAGCATTAGATCAAACTGAGTTAAGTGGACAATATGATACAGATACTATATACGAAATGGAGGATTACTGAAATGGCATTCATTAGAGAAGATGAATTGATATCTAGAGGGTTAAAGACTTGTGAAAATTGTGAATGGTGTATTCCAATAATAGAGAAAAACAAAAAGTTTGAAATAGAAATACCACATTGTCTATTAAAAAATAAACAAACAGGACTATTTGAATATTGTGAATTATTTAAGAATAGAACTGGGATGCATATAAGTATGTGATAAGTAAACATAAAACAATAAATAAGATGCAGTATGCAAAATTTAGAAACAAACACAACCTAGAAAAATATACAAAGGAAGGACTGAAATTTATGATAATTGAAGATATGCAGCAATCATTAGAATTGTTGGAAAATATAAAATATTTTTTCTACAATACAGAAGAAATAGAAAAGAAATTAAATAGTGATTTACGAAATAAAGAATATGAAAGAGATGATCTGTTACACGAAATAGAATTAAGCAAATTAAATGCTATCGAAATAATGGCAGTTTATAAAAAACTAGAAAAGGTGCTGCAAGAAAGAAGAATAATCAAAGATAAAATTGATTTAATAAATACCATAAAACCATACACTAGTAAGTTTATAACAAAAGGTATTTGTGCAGAAACCGATGCAACTATAAAAAATATAGAAACATTGAAAAGTAATCAAGAAAATAGAAAATATACACCTAGAATATTAAAGAATCTAAAATGTGCGAAGGTTAAGAAGGAGGAATAAATATTATGGATGATTATAGAAAAATCCAAGAAATGCAAAGAATAAATAGAATTAAAGAAAATAATAATTGCTTAACTTGTGAAGTTGTTATAACAAAAGAATTTAGAGAAGCACCAATATCTATTGTACAGGGACATGGTGGACCAATTGAAATGGCACAAATGGTAAAAACTCTAACAGATGTTGCGGAATCATTAAAAAGGGAATTCCCAGAAATAAATGAAATTATACCAATGTTAAATAGAAATGGTGGTATGAGAACAGCATATAAACAAGTTGAAAGTTGGGGGAGATTCTAAATGATAATAATAAGTCAGGATAAAAATGCAATAGTAAATTTTGATAATGTAAGCGAAATTAGAGCACAGTATGATGGAACGATAGTAACGTTTAATAATACCTATGATCCTCGATATTATAGTAGCGATATTTTAGGTAAATATGAAACAGAAGAAAGGGCAAAAGAAGTATTACAGGAGATAGTAAAGACTTATGTGCTTACTGAACAATATAAGGTAGAAGATGAAAGAACACGAATAAAATTAATGATGGAAGGTATTTTATTATACGAAATGCCAAAGGAGTGAGAAGAGGTAGAATAATGCAAGAACATTGGAGTATTGAACAATATAGAGAATACCAAAAAAAAGGTAATAGAAAAAGTAAATATGGGGCAGTAAAGACTTCCGTAGATGGACAAACATTTGATAGTAAAAAAGAAGCGGACTATTATTGCAATTTGAAGTTAAGGCTGCAAGCAGGAGAAATAAAAGGTTTTTGTTTGCAGCCTGTGTTTATAATAGCACCAGGCTTAAAATATAAAGCAGATTTTATAGTATTTCATAATGATGGAACAACAGAAATTATTGACACAAAAGGATTTAAAACAAAGGAGTATATTGCTAAAAAGAAAGTATTTGAAGATAAATACAACCTAAAAATAAAGGAGGAATAAAAATGGGAGTAAAAAATACATTAGCAGATTTGAATGACCATTTGTTTGAACAATTAGAAAGATTAAATGATGATGAGCTAACTGGTGAAAAATTACAAGAGGAAAGAGAAAGAGCAAAATCAATGGCCAATATAGCACAAACAATTATAAATAATGGAGAATTAGCACTAAAAGCTGTAAAACACTATGATGAATATGGAAAGGAAAAAATACCAGATATATTACAAATAGGAGAGGGAAAAAATGAGTCATAAATATTCCAAAACAGAGGATCAGTTTTTGATTGATAATGTAAAAGGAATTACATTAAAAGAACTAACAAATAGATTTAATAAGAAATTTAATGTAAATCTGACAGAATCATCCATTTCAAATAGAAAAGTAAAATTAGGTATAAAAAGTGGAATAGTTGGAGGACAGTTTGTAAAAGGACAAACGTCCTTCAATAAAGGCAAAAAATGGAGTGAATATATGTCTGAAGAAGGACAAAAAAATTCAAGGAAAACAACGTTCAAAAATGGAAATATTCCAGCAAATCGCAGACCAATAGGTAGTGAAAGAATCGATAAGAGGGATGGAATATTAATAAAATTTAGAGATGGATATAAAACAAGGAATTGGATGCCTAAAAGTAGATATGTTTATGAACAAGCATATGGAACAATACCTAAAGGACACAAAGTAATATTTGCAGATGGTAACAATAGAAACTTTGATTTAGATAATTTAGTATTAGTTTCTAATGCTGAAGAACTAATAATGAATAAAAGAAAATTAATGAAAGAAGATGCGAGTCTAACAAAAACTGGAGCGTTAATTGCAAAAGTATTAAACAAAGCAAAAACGAGGTAGAAAATGAAAAAAGATATTGATTATGAACAACTTTACTATGATGTAATTTTTGAAAATAGAAAATTAAAACAAAAAATAGAACAATTAGAAAATGAAATCCAGGATTTGAATATATGCAGAACAAAAAGAAATGTTGATTTACAAAAATATATAATGCTGCAGATAGAAAGGAGAAAAAATGGCGAAACCAGTACAAAGAAAAAGATATAAAAATAAAAAAAATATTACTTGTGAACAATGTATAAATTGTATGTATATTGAACATGGAGATATGTACTGCGATGAAAAAGAAGATATGCCACTAGTATATGACGAATTTTGCCCAACTGAAGAATATATGTGGTGTAATGGAAAAAAATTTATTGAAAGGTAGGAACACTTATGAAAATTTATGATAAAGAAATATATATGAAAACTGAAAAAATAAAAGCAACTTTAATGGTTACTTTATGTTTTGTTTTTGGATTTGTTGTTGGATGCATAGCAATAAATCAAGATTTAAAAAATGAAAATACCAGGTTAAAAGAAAAAATAAGTGAATTAGATAGAACAATAGATAGGAGACAAGCAATAATAGATGAACAGTATGTTGAATTAGATTCATTGAGGGAAACTGTATATATGTATGAATTAAATGGAAGGTAGGTGTTACAAATGATAAAGTATTTAATAATAGGGCTTTTAATAGGCTTTTTTATAGGAGATTTTATAGGTATGGCAATAATGTGTATATTGCAAGTAGCAAAGGATGGTGAGGAATAATGCCATCCTTAGAAATAAAAGGAAAGAAAGTAGGAATTATATTCGGTTTTAGGGGTAAAAATCAACTTCCATTATTTATGATTATAAAAGAGTACTTCGATGAAAATGGAGATGTCGATTTTGCAAAAGTATTATTTGAAATTGAAGGAAAAAAATGCAAAGAAGAATATAAGAAAATATTTGAAAAGGAGGGATAATATGCCAACAGAAAGTTTAAAACCAGGAAAGATATATATAAAAACAAAAGATAGTGAAAAAATACAAGAACTGATGAATTACGAATGTAAAGAAGAAAATAATGATGATTTTATAGATGCAATGAAATATACAGTAAAAGGAATAACAGAAGGAGAAGTATCTATGACACTAGAAATTCCAAAAGAAAAAGTAAGAAGAATTCTAAAATTATATGGATTAGAAACAATTACTAGAAAGAGATTTAAAAAACTATTAATGGGTTGTGGAATGCAAAGAAATGATGCTGAAATAATTACACAGGCTTTTTGCGAAGAAAAGATAAAATATACACCTTTAGCGGTACAACAAATTATTGAAACAATAAATGAAGAAGCAGAAAAAGAGGAGAACAGGTAATTATGAAATGTCCAGAAAAATATAGAGTTATACAACAAAATATAAGACAACCAATATTAGATGATGACAACATAGTTAGAGGAGAATATCACATATTAATTGAAACACAACAATTTGAAAATTGCTATAAAGAAGAATGTGCAGCATGGGACAAAGAAAAGCAAATGTGCAGGAAAGTAGGTGAATAGAGTGAAGTTATTTTATATATTTTTAGATATAGATGGTGTATTAAACAATATGAATTATTGGAATGAATGTTTTAAAAGACATCATATAAAAGGAATTATGAGTATGCATTGTTTCCCTTTTGATCCAAAATGTTTAAATAATTTGATGAAATTAAACCAGGAATTAAAAAAGCAAAATTATAATGTCAAAATAGTATTAAGTTCGACATGGAGGTTAAACCAAATAGATACTGAAATAGTTAATTCAAGACTTGCAGAATATGGGATGAGAATATTTGCAAAGACAATAAGTTTAAGTAGTGGAAATAGAGGATTAGAAATAAAGAAATTTCTTGATAATGAAAAATATGAAAAAGCAGAAAACTTTTTAATAATAGATGATGAGATAAAAGATATTCAAGAACAGTTTGAAGAAAAATATATTATACATACAGATTTTAATACTGGATTCGATAGTAAAAAGCTACAACAAGCAATTAATAAATTAAAGGAGGTACAAAAGAATGAAATGTACTGATAAAGAATGGCAACATTGCCGAGTAGAAAAAATGGGTTGCCCTGGATGCTATTATGATGAAATAGAAGTTGGAGAATGGATACGAAATAAAGATGGTTATATAGATAAAGTTAAAAAGATTATTAACCCAGATGAATATATGGAAGAAAAATATTATTGTTGTGAAAGTACAATGGCTAGTTCATATAGAAGTCAGATAGAAAAACATTCTAAAGATAAAATAGATTTAGTAAAAAAAGGAGACTATGTAAATGGACATCTTATTGTAAAGATTAGAATAGATCCTTTCAATAACAAAAAACAATTATTTACAGAGCATTGGGATTATAACTGGCAAGGAGATGGGACATTGTTAGTATTATACGATGAAGATATAAAAAATATATTAACTCATGAGCAATACCTAGAAAATTGTTTTGAGGTGATGCAAGAATGAGAAAATTAGGAAGTCAAGAAAATCCATGCAGAAATAACTATGAAATAGATAAAATAATAAGAGGGATGTTTAATTGCAGAATATATACACTAAACACATTTGAAATATCTGACGAAAATTTACAACAAGCAAAGGCTAGAAATATTGTATTTGTAGGACTAGCTGGAGCATATTGGAAAACTCCAGCATTGCCAAAAGCACAAGCAGAAATTATAAATCCGACAAATATTGCAGAAATAAAAGTTGATAAAGATACAAAGATACCAATAGATTTAGATGGAATTAAAAAACAAATAGTAAAGCAATTTAATGTAGCAGCGGGTGTATTTGAATGTGAAATATCTGCAATAACAAGACAATTTGAAATGACACAAGAGCAATACAAGAATAAATACTTAGGAAGGTGGTAAGGATGAAAGAATTTTGCAAAAAATTATGTTATCTGATAATTGTATTTTTTATAGGAAATATTTTAATAGACATATTTAATAATAATACTGCTACTAAAATGATTTATTATATAATAGGATATTGTGCTTGTATAATTTATAATTTTGAAATGATTTTTAAAGGAGAAAAATAATGGATTGTATTGAAAAATGTGATAATTGTAAAAGAGCTAGAACACTACAAAATGAAACTCTAGTATGTGATGTAGGAAACAAGAATAAAGTTTTATACGATGGACATCAATATACAAGTGAATATTACTGGTGTGATGGAAAATATCAGCAGCAAATAGGAAAAGAAGGACGACATTTACTAGATGATCTAAAAAGTGGAAAAATATTTGAGAATAGTAAAGAATTTGAAAAATTTAAAAAAAGTTATGAAAAATTAGAGAAAAAGATAGGAAAGGGGGAATATTAAATTGCTAGAAAAATCTATAAAAAATCTTATGGAAATAGTTAGTTTATCTGAAGATGAAATAAAGAAAAATGATAGAAATGTAAGTGCAATATTAGATTTAGAGGATTTGAAATCATTAAAAGAATTATTAGATTATTTTAAAGAAAATAAATTAGATTTAACAACTGTTTATTTAAAAGGTGTATATGATGGAAAAGCACAGGCAACAGCTGATTTAACTATAACAAAAGAAAAACTTGCAGAAGATACATTTAAAGAAAACATTAAACTAAAAAAAGAATTAGAAAAATTAAAAAATATGAGAGCAAAAATACTTGATGACAAACGAATAAAATTAAATGGAAAAATAGATGATTTAAGTGCAATGATAGTAGGTGCAGAAAGATATGCACTAGGTAGAAGAACATACATAGTACAATGGACCTGTGAATTTATAAAAAATAACTTACATTTAATAACTAATAAGGACAAGCAAGTAATAATAAAAGATTTAGAAAATCCTATTAGTTATGGAGATGAATGCGATAAGGAATGCTGGATGCAGTTATTAAAAATATTAAAAATGGAGGTAAAAGAAAATGTATAGAATTAAATTTGAAAGGGATTTAAAGGAACTAGAACAATTTGGATATAAAAAAGATGCACAAGGAAATTACTCAAAAAAAGTAATGAAAGATACAAATAAAGGATGGACATATTTTGAAACTATTGAAATCAATAAAGATGACAGAATAGTAAGAACAAGATTATATCAAGATTGTGCAGATCAAGAATGGGTAGGTTATATAGAGAAAAAGGGCAGATTTATTTATGATTTAGATGAAGCGGGATTACTTGAAGAAATAAATATTGCTAAACTAAAGGAATTGAAATTTGATGATTTCTGTAAATTAAGAGAAGAAAATAAAGAATTAAAACAACAACATGAATTTGCTATTAAAACATTACAAGAGCAACATAAAGCACAATTAGAAGGACTAAAAAATACAATAGTACAAATGAGTGTAAATGTTTTTTCAAGCCAAGATTCTTTTATGACAGTGTTTAAAAATATAGATAAAAAACTAGATTTAATATTAGGAGGAAAATAAAAATGATAGAAAAAGTAAATCCGGACCATCCAGATAAAATAGCAGATAGAATTGCAGGAGCAATAGTAGATTTAGGATATAAACTACAAGAAAATCCTAAAATAGCAGTTGAAGTATTAATAGGACATGGACATTGCAAAATAATAATAGAAAGTTCTGTTAAGTATAATGAAACAGATATATTTGACATTGTATATAGAATTACTAAAACAAATAATATTGCAATAGAAATAATATTGGCAAAACAAGATGAGTATTTAGCAAATAACCAAAAAGGAAAAGTAAGATGTGGTGATAATGGAATATTTAAAGGTGTTCCACTTACTGAAGAAGAAACACAAGTAAGTTATTTAGCACATCAAATTTATAATAAGTATAATAGTGATGGTAAATACATAATAGATATGCCAAGCAATAAGACAATTATATGTCAAAGTAATGCCAAGACAGAGGAGTTAAAAGCTATATATCCAACAGCAATAATAAATCCATTAGGAGAGTGGACAGGAGGATTACATGTCGATACTGGTGCTACAAATAGAAAGTTAGGTAGTGATATGGGAAAAGGCGTTACAGGTGGAGGATTACATGGTAAAGATCTATCAAAAGCTGATGTAAGTATAAATATATATGCATTTTTGAAAGCACAAGAAACAGGAAAACCAGTAGAATTGAGTTGTGCTATTGGAGATGAAATTGTAGATGAAAAACCATATGAAGAAATAGTTGAACAAGCAAGAAAATACATTCAAGCAAAAGGCGGATTTGAAAAATTTGCAGAATGGGGTTTATTTTAAAAATAAATTAAACGGAGGTAAGTAAGATGCCAAAGAAAAAAGATAATGTGACAGAATTAAGTGAAAATCCTAAAAAAGTTGACAATGAAGAAAATCAAATAGTAACTAATCAAAAATTAGGATGGGTTCAAATATTATTATTAATAGGCAAACCTTTATGGGATGCACAGAAGAAAAAATGGAGAGTATTAAATGGTTATCAATCTGTATTAGGAAATCAAAATAATCAAATGTTCTTTGAAGTTACATTTACAGATACTCCATATTGGGAGAATTTTGTTGAAAAACAATTATATATGGACATTCCAAAAGAACAGGAGGCAAGTACAGAAGATGGAACTAAAGGAAGCAATAAAAAAGGCAAACGAGCTAAAACAGAAGATGAAAAATAAACAATATATCCAAGTAAGAAAAGATAATACAGATAGTTATGGATATATTGCAGCAATAGATACATTAGTAAAAGAATTGAAAATGTATCAAAGATAAAATAGGAAATATTGTAATACATATTAAAAATCATAGAATTATAACTTATCAAAATAAATAGCATACAATTTGCCTAAGAAGAGAGAGGGTTTTTGTATGAGTAAAATAGAAATTTCTGAAAAAGATAGTGAATTATTAGGATTAATAGAACAACTCGTTACTGAAGGAGTTGCAAATGGAATAAAAAAGGGGATTGAACAAGCAAGAAATGAAGAACGACTAAAAGAAAAAATAACATATGATACTAGAATAAAAAACACAAGATTATTATTGAAAAATTATAGAAGTTTCGTAAAGGCTTGTGAACAAGCAACATTTACTGAAAAAGAATTAGAGACAGCAACAGTTGAAGAAGTTTTAGATAAATTATTCTGTCAATCATATGATGAAGTGACCGTAGTTCAATCTATATTAGCATCAAAAAAGAGAACAGAAATTATATTGACACACATAAAAAGAATTATAAATTTTTATTTGTTTGAAGCAGATCAAAGTAAAAACGATGAAAAGTGGCGAAAAGCTCATATTTTAAATGATTTATATGTAGTAGGAAAATATAAACCAAAAATAAATGTTATGTCCGAAAAATATCATATAAGTGATAGGCAAATTAGAAGAGATGCAAATTCTGCTATTGAAGAAATAGCAGTGCTTATGTTTGGAATTGATGGCATAAGAAAAATGTGATTTTTAGAGTATTAGTTTTGTCCAAAACTTGTCCTTGACATGTCAATGTCAATAATTTATAATAATAACATCAAAAAATATGTTAAAAAAATAAATCCCCTTTTATTTTTTGAAATAATATAGAAAAAAAGAACTTGTAAAATCGGTTTTACAGGTTCTTTTTTGTACTAAAGAAGAAGGTATGCATATGAAATATGATATATGTATGAGAAAAGAATGTAAAAATTGCTATAAGCAATTAGAATGTTTTAAGAAAGAAGGAAAGAATTATGAACTTGACAAAACTCAAAATAGGGGATTTAAAAATAGCAACATACAATCCCAGAAAAGAACTAAACGAAAAGGACAAAGAATATCAAAAGATAAAAAATAGTATTCTAGAGTTTGGATATGTTGCTCCAATCATTGTTAATAAAGATATGACAGTAATAAGTGGACATCAAAGAATTAAGGTGCTAAAGGATTTAAGCTATGAAGAAATAGAATGTATAGTAGTTGATTTTGATAAAAATAAAGAAAAATTACTTAATATAGCACTTAACAAGATATCTGGAGAATGGGATTATCAGAAATTAGAAAACATATTTAATGAATTAGAAAATAGCAATATTGATTTATCAATTACAGGCTTCGATGAAAAAGAAATAAATAAACTTATAAAAGAAACTGAAGAAACAATAAATGATAATGTAGAAGTAGATTTAAATGAATTCAATGACGATAAATTTCAATGCAAATGTCCCAAATGTGGTTTTGTATTTGATGTAGACGGAAGACAGGAAGTGTAATACTATGAAAGAATATAATTGGTATTTAGAAGATATAGAAAATGTACAAAAGAACAATTATAAAGTATTTTCATGTTTTTCGTGTGGTGGTGGATCTACAATGGGATATAAACTAGCAGGATACGATGTCATTGGAAACTGTGAAATTGATAAAAAAATAAATGATATTTATGTAAAAAATCATCATCCAAAATATAATTATTGTATGGGAATTCAAGAAATGAATAAATTAAAAGAATTACCTAAAGAATTATATAATTTAGATATATTAGATGGCAGCCCTCCATGTAGTACATTTTCATTATGTGGAGAAAGAGAAAAAAATTGGGGAAAAAATAAAAAATTTAGAGAAGGTCAAACAAGTCAAATATTAGATGACTTGTTTTTTGAATTTATAGACTTGGCAAACATACTGAAACCAAAAATAATTGTTGCTGAAAATGTTAAAGGACTGATGCAGGGGAATGCAAGAGGCTATGTAAATCTAATAATAAAAAAATTAAATGAAATTGGATATAATACACAATTATTTTTATTAAATGCTGCAAGAATGGGAGTACCTCAAAGAAGGGAAAGATTATTTTTTATAGCAATTAATAAAAGTATAAATGTTTCAAAAATAAAATTGGAATTCAATGAAAGTCCCATAAAATATGGAGAAATAAAGGACAGTAATTATAAACTATTAAACCAGGATACATTAACATATGAAAGATGGAAAAAGCGAATAGCAAGAGATGTAAAACTTAGCGATACAATAAAAAGAACAGAAAAAGGAAAAATAAGTTGCTTTAATACTCAATATTTAAAAGATGATAGAACACCAGCAACAATAGCAGCAGGAGGAAGTCCACCATTAAGATATGATGTACCAGGATATGCGAGTGATAAAGATATAATAACAATACAAACATTTCCTCAAGACTATGATTTTATGGGAATGAATGTACAATATGTGTGTGGAATGAGTGTACCACCAATTATGATGAAAAAAATTGCAGAACAAATAAAAGTACAATTATTAGATAAAATGCAAAGAGGTGATGAAGATGAATATACAAAAAATAAAAATTGATAAATTAATACCAGCTACTTACAATCCAAGAAAGAATTTAAAACCAAGTGATGCTGAATATGTAAAAATAAAGAATAGTATAGAAAAATTTGGATTTGTAAGTCCTCTAGTAATAAACAAAGATATGACTGTTATTGGAGGGCACCAAAGATTAAAAGTTTTAAAAGAAATGGGAATTGTAGAAGTAGAATGTATTATTGTAGATTTAGACAAAACAAATGAAAAAGCATTGAATATTGCATTAAATAAAATACAAGGTGACTGGGATGAAGAAAAATTAGAAGCATTATTACAAGAATTAAAATTAGAGGACTTTGATACGAACTTAACTGGATTTGATTTTGATGAAGTTGATGAAATACTAAAAGATGTTAATGGAAGTAAAGAGGATGACTTTGATGTTGATTCTGCATATGAAGAAATAGAAGAACCAATTACTAAACCAGGAGATGTTTGGATATTAGGAAAACATAGGTTAATGTGTGGAGATAGTGCGCAAAAGGAAGATGTTATGCATCTTATGAATAATCAAGATGCAGATATGCTTCTTACAGATCCACCATATAATGTTGACTATGTTGGAAAAACATCTGAAGCATTAAAAATAAAAAATGACAATATGAGTGATAATCAGTTTTACGAATTTTTGAAAAAAGTATTTGAAAATATGTATAGTGTTACAAAAGAAGGAGCATCTATATATGTTTTTCATGCAGATACTGAAGGACTTAACTTTAGAAAAGCATTTAAAGATGCTGGATACAAATTAGCAGAATGCTTAATTTGGAAAAAAGATTGCTTTGTAATGGGAAGACAAGACTATCAATGGCAACATGAACCAATATTGTATGGATGGAAAGAAGGTGCAGCACATCATTTTATTAATGATAGGACACAAAGTACAATATTAGAATTTGATAGACCAAGACAAAGCTCATTGCATCCTACAATGAAACCAATAGATTTAGTGGCTAGATTATTAAAAAATTCGAGTAAAGAAAATGACAAAATATTGGATTTATTTGGGGGTAGTGGTAGTACTATTATTGCTGCAGAACAATTAAATAGAAATTGCTATACTATGGAATTAGATCCAAAATATTGTGACGTTATTGTAAAACGATGGGAGAGTTTAACAAATAAAGAGGCTATCCTAGAAAGAAGGTAGGTGGGTGATATGATGTGATTGAAGATAGTAACAAAATTTCGAGAATTAAGAAAGACTATATGGCAGGTAAGACATATAAACAAATTGCTGAAAAACATGGTGTCACTTATAATGAAGTTCTTTATTTGGTAAAAAAGAAACAATGGAAAAGGGAAAGTAATTTAAGTAAAGTAAAAAAAGGAAATCAAAATGCAAAAGGAAATAAAGGTGGTCCAGGAGCAGAAAAAAGAAATACAAGAGCATTAAAGACAGGAGAATATGAAACAATATATGACGATCTACTTACCGATGAAGAAAAAGCACTTTTGAAACAAATAGAACTGGACGATAAAAAATATCAAATAATATCAGAAATAAAAATATTATCAATTAGAGAAAGACGAATACTAAAGAAAATACAAGACTTACAAAATGGTAAAGAAATGAGTATTGTAAGAATGTCAAAAAGTTCATCAAATAATGTCTCATATAGAGATAATGGAACATTAACGACAACTGAAGCAGAAAGTACCCTAAATATCGTACAAAGATTAGAGGAGGCTCTGACCAGAGTACAAGAAGCAAAAAGAAGATATATAGACAGTTATCATAAGATAGAAACTGATGATAGAAAACTTGAATTAGATTTAATTAGATTAGAAATGGAAGCAGCACGAGATGACAGTTCGAATACAGAAGATATGAAAGATGATAGTTTCATAAAAGCTCTAAACGATTCTACAGAAGGTGCATGGAATGATTACACTGAAGAAGAATAGTAAAGATTTTGATGAAAGAATTTCTAATCTAAGAAAGAAAGTAATGCAAAATGCTATTACTTTAAGAAAAAAGTTAAAAAATGGTACATTATTCAAGTTTAAACCATTCAGTTTAAAACAAAAGAAAATATTAACTTGGTGGACAGATAATAGTCCAGTAAAAGATAAAAATGGAATTATAGCAGATGGAAGTATAAGAGCTGGAAAAACATTATGTATGTCATTATCATTTGTTTTATGGGCAATGACAAAATTTAACGGACAGAATTTTATATTAGCGGGAAAAACAGTAGGAGCATTTCGTAGAAATGTTCTTTTTTGGCTGAAATTAATGTTAAGAGCACAAGGCTATAAAATTAAAGATAGACGTGCTGATAACATGTGTGAAATATCAAAAGGAGAAATAATAAACTATTTCTATATCTTTGGTGGTAAAGATGAAAGATCACAAGATTTAGTTCAACGGAATTACTGCTGCAGGTGTGTTTTTAGATGAAGTTGCATTGATGCCACAATCATTTGTAAACCAAGCACTTGCTAGATGTTCTGTAAAAGGTTCTAAATACTGGTTTAACTGCAACCCAGAAGGACCAAATCACTGGTTCAAAGTAGAGTGGATTGATAAGAAGAAAGAAAAGAATATATTACATTTACATTTTACAATGGATGACAACCCAAGTCTTGATGAAGAAACCAAAGATAGATATAAAAGAATGTTTGTTGGTGTATTTTATCAAAGGTTTATATTAGGGTTATGGGTACTTGCTGAAGGTATTATATATCCTAATTTTGATAAAATAAAACATTGCATAAAGAAAGATGATATTCCTAAAAAATTTGATTATTTCTATGTAACATCTGATTATGGAATTACAAATCCACAGGTGTTTTTATTATGTGGAATAAAATATATAAATGGAAAACCTCATGTATGGATATTAGATGAATATTACAATAAAGGAACTAAAAAGAACAAAAGTGGCCAAGAAGAAAAAATTACAAAAACGGATGATATGTTTTTAAAAGACTATAAGAAATTAATTAAAGATATTGATGTTAGGAAAGTAATTATAGATCCTAGTGCAACATCATTAATTAATTTATTCAAACAAAACAAAATAGCAGTAAAAGAAGCTGATAATAGTGTTATAGACGGAATAAATCTTGTTTTAAATTGGCTAGATGAAGAAAGAATACATATTGTTGAAGAAAAATGTCCAAATATTATTAGAGAATTTAATTCATATATTTGGGATGAAAAAGCACAAGAAAAAGGCGAAGATAAACCGATAAAACAAAACGACCATGCACTAGATGCTTTAAGATACTTATTGCAAACACTATTCCCTAACAAGAAGAGGGGAGCATATTTTGTATGATAAGGAGAGAAGAAAAATGATAACAGAAATGGATAAAATAAAGATGATAATTACTGAAGGTGCAAAAAAAGGAATGGCATTATCAAAATTCATTGATTTACAAATAAATGATTTTAAGCAATCAGATACATATAATGAAATGATAGAAGGAAGTAAATACTTTAAAAATGAAGGAGATATAGAAAATAAAAAAAGAACATATATAAATCTAGATGGAGTAGAAGAAGTTGCACCTCATGCTAAAAATTATATTTTAAAACATCCTATACTATATAAGATGATTAATCAAAAAGCTGGATATTTATTAAGAAAAAAACCAACTATAAAACAAGTAATAGGAAAAAATGAAAAAGAAGATGAAGATTATAAAGAAATTCTAAAAGACTTATTTAATAATAAAATGCATAAAAGACTTAAATATACACTAATAGAAGCAGTAAAAAGAGGAATTAGTTGGTGGCAAATATATATTGATAATGATGGAGATTTAAAAGCCAGATTAAGATATGCAACAAGAATAATTCCATTATGGCAAGATGAAGAACATGAAATATTAGATGCAATAATAATGACATATGAAGTAGAAGTTTATACAAGTGAAACAGATAGACAAAAGAAAACAAAAGTTGAATATTGGGATTTAGATGGAGTTAGATATTATATTTATGATGGTTCTTCATTAATAGAAGATATTGAAGAAGTAGAAAAAAGAAGTGACTTGGTAATCGGAAAAGATACAGAAGGAGTTAGTATTTTAGCTCATTTTAAAATTGGAGAAACATTACATAAATGGAAAAAGATACCTTTTGTTTACTTTAAATATAATGGTGATGAAATGCCATTAATTCATTTATTAAAAACGTTAATTGATTGTTACGATGAATTATGTTCTAGAACTGGAGATTCGATTTATGAAGCACCAGATGGAGTAAATGTTGTAAAAAATTATCAAGCAGAAGCTGGTACATTTCAAAAAAATCTTGCTACATATAATACTGTATTTTTAGATGAAGATGGAGATTATGATAGAAAAGATATAAATTTAAATATTGAAGCATTTAAAAGTTTTATAGAGCAATTGAGAAAAGACATCTATGAGGGTGGTTCTGGAGTTGATACACAAAGTGAAAAATTTGGAACACAAGAGTCTGGTGTGGCCTTAAAACAACTATATGCAGATTTGGATTTAGACTGCAGTAATATAGAAACAGAATTTAAAAGTAGTTTAGAATATTTTATGTTTTTCTATGATAACTGGGTTGAAATGTCAACTGGTAAAGATTATACAGACAAAGAAATAGAATTTGTATTTAATAAAACAATGACAGTAAATGAAAAAGAATTAATAGAAAATTGTGTAAATAGTATAGAAATACTAAGTAGAGACACAATATTATCAAGACATCCATATGTTAATGATGTAGAAGATGAAAAAGAAAAACTAGAAACAGAACAAGAAGAAGAAACAAAAAAACAAGAATCTGAATATGATAAGATGATAAAAGAACTCAATAATAAAAATGATGGTGCAAAAGTTGGTGGTAAATAATGAGTAGCAATGCAGAATATTGGATAAAACGATTTGAAGAACTTGAAAAAGCACAATTATTAAATGATGCCAAATATGTTACTGAATTACAAGAAGCATATGAACGAACATTAAGTTCGGTAAAAAAAGAAATAAATAACTGGTTAGTAAGATTTGCAGTAAATAATCAGATTACTATGAAAGAAGCTAAAAAATGGTTAAATACTCAAGAATTAAAGGAATTAAAATGGGATATAGATGAATATATAAAATATGGCAAAGAAAATGGTATAGATTTAATTTGGAAAAAAGAATTAGAAAATGCAAGTGCAAAAGTCCATATTTCAAGATTAGAGGCTTTAGAAATACAAATCCAACAACAAATCGAAAAGCTATATTATAATGAACAACAAAATACAAATGAATTTATTATTGAATCATACAAAGATAACTATTATAAAACAGCATATGAATTACAGAAAGGTTCAAATGTAGCATTTAAATTTGCAGCATTAAATGTTGATGTTATTCAAAAGATTATATCTAGACCATGGACAAGCGATGAGCAAACATTCTCAGACAGAATATGGAAGAATAAAAAGGCTTTATTAGATACTTTACAAAAAGATTTAGAAAAATCATTAAGAGGTAATGCAGAAGAAGTAATAGAAAAAATCTCAAAAGATTTTAATGTATCAAAAGGCAAAGCTGGTAGGCTTGTAATGACTGAATCTGCATTTTTTGCAAGTGACTCTAGAAAAAAGTGTTTTGAAGAATTATGGGTACAAAGATATATTAATATAGCAACATTAGATTCAAAAACATCTGAAGAATGTAGAAAAATAGATGGTACTATATTTGATATGAAGGACTATAAAATAGGTGTTACTGCGCCACCTTATCATATTAGATGTAGAACTACAACTGCTCCATATTTTGAAGATGAATTTGAATTTGGAGAAAGAGCAGCAAGAAATACAAATGGAAAAACATATTATATACCAAGTAATATTACATATAATGAGTGGCTAGAAAAATATGTTTACTCTGACCCCGCGACTAAAAAAGCATTTGAAACAGATATAAAAATGAATAAAAATAAATCTTCTGATTATGCACAGTACAATAGATATAAAGAAACATTAGGAGATGAAGTTCCTAAAACATTTGATAAATTCCAAGAAATGAAGTATAATAATATTGATGAATGGAAAAATTTAAAAGCACAATATTCTGATGCATTAGGAATAACAACAGAAGAAAGAGCAAAAACATATATTAGCAACGTAAATAAAACTATAAATCAAGGAAAGCAAGATAAACATATAATAGGTAGTAACAATTATACAGAAGGAAAAAGTTATTTAACTATATCTAAAGAAAAAGCTCAAGAACTAATTAATCAATATGCTGGAAAAGGTACATTAGAATATAGTGATAGTGGCAAATGGAATAAAAAAGAAATAATAACAGTAAAAGAACAAATAGGAGTTGTAAAAAATAAAAACGAAGAAATAAAGACTAATAGTTTTAAAATACATTATAGCAAAACTGGAACACACATTGTTCCATATAGGAAAGGTGGCAATTGAAATGAAAGGTAAAAATTTAGAAGAATTATTAGATAAAAAAATTAAGTTAGAAACATTTAGTGGCAATGAATATGAAGGAATAGTTATAGGATATGTACCAGCACAGGATAATGAACCAGAAGTTGAAGAAATAAGTATTAGAAATGAAAAAGATAATAAAACTTATTCAATATTTGAAAATGAAGTAAAAAATATAAAAATACTTGAAAATATTGAAAAATAAGGAAAAAACCGACCAACTAGGATTGGATATAAGGCGATTTTATTTTAAAGGCATATAGTTTTATATGTCTTTTTTTGGTGTCTGTAATTATAGTGGCAGATTAAATGGATTCTTAAACAACCATAACAAAGTTATAAAAGTAGGTATGTATGTTTACATACTTATTTTTTATATATTACGATTTTGTAAGTTGTTCGATAACAACACCAGGTCGGAGGCGTTGCTCCGTATAAAAACACGAATGCCTGAATTGAAAGGAGAACTCATGAAAAGAGAAGAACTAAAAGCTATGGGCCTAACAGATGAACAAATAGAATCTGTTATGGCTAAAAATGGTGCAGAGGTTGCTGCACTAAATACTCAGATTACAACCTTACAATCTGAAAAATCACAATTAGAGAATGACAAGAAAGTTATTACAAAAGAAAAAGAAGATAAGGAAAAAGCAATTGCAGATTTACAAAAGAATAGTATTTCAAAAGATGAATACGACAAAAAGATTAAAGAAATAGAGGATAATGCCAAGAAAGAAAATGAAGAATATATTTATAATGATTTATTAAACAAAGGTCTAGATGATGCCAAAGTACTAAAAGACAATCTTACAAGAGAAGCGTTTATTGCATTAATAAATAAAGATAAAGATAAAATCAAATTATCTGATGATAAGAAATCCTTAATTGGGTTAAAAGAATTAACAGATAATTATAAAAAGCAAGCACCTCATTTCTTTGAAAAGAAAAAAGCAAGTGGTTATGAACCAATTGATCCCGATGGAAATAAGGGAGATGATGATGGTGATATTAGTATGGCTGCTAATTTCGCTAAAGAGGCTAATAAGAGTGAAAGCCAAGAAATAAAAAGCCAATTTTTTAATTAATTTTAGGAGGTAAAAATTATGTATGTAGAAAAAGAAAGTGTAAAAGAAAAAAATTTCTTAGCTTCAGCTAAGTTTCAAAATTTTACTTACCAAGTAGATGATACAGGAATAAAAGCAGATGAGAAAGGTAAAAAAATAGTTCAAGCAGGAACTGTGTATAAAAAAGGTGGAAAGGCAATCGGATTAATATTTGCCGATGTTGATGTAACACATGGACCTCAACCAGCAGCAGTTATGGTAGAAGGTTATGTTATAGAAGCAAGACTTCCTGCAGAAGTTAGTTTAGAAGATAAAGCTACAATGACAGGAATTAAATTTAGATAATCAAACGTAAGGATAGCAAAATGGCTATCTTTTTAAATTTAAAAAATGAATAAGGAGAGTGTATTAATTATGCCAAAAAGTGTATTAGAATTATTTAATCAAAAAGAAGTATTAAATTATTTAAAAGAAAGAAAATTCCCAGCAATGATGGGTGAGGAGTTATTCCCAGAAGTAAAAAAACAAAGTCTTGAATTTGAAGTATTAACAAATGCTAGCAAGACACCAGTAATTGCTTCTGTTCATGGATTCGATACAGAGTCAGAAATTGGACAAAGAGAAGCAGAGAAAAAAACAATTGAATTAGCTTTAATTAAAAGAAAAATGCAATTAAAAGAAAAAGAAATAATTGCATTAGAAAGTCCAAGAAACGATGCTGAAAGACAAGCATTAATGAAAGATGTTTATAATGATTTCGATAATTTAATTGAATCAGTAAGAGCTAGAGTAGAAAAAATGAGAATGGATGTTATTGCAAATGGTGTTATAACATTAGATGAAAATGAATTAAATGCAACTATTGATTATGGTGTACCAACTGAAAATAAAGTTACAAATGTTGATTGGTCATCTGATACAGCTAATCCAATCAATGATATGATTGCATGGGCCAACAAATTAGATCAAATGCCAGGAAGAGTAATAACTTCAAATACAATTCTTGCTAAAATTTTATCAAATAAAAATGTTGTAAATGCTTTATTTGGAAAAGATAGTACAAGAATAGCAAGTATTGGAGAATTAAACACATATTTAAATTCTTTAGGATTACCAAGCATTTATACATATGATAGAAAATATAGAAAATTAAATGCAAATGGAACATATACAAAACATAGATATTTCCCAGAAAATAAATTTGTTATGATTCCAAATGAAACATTAGGACAAACAGTTTATGGCCCAACAGCAGAAGAAATAAGATTACAAAGAGATCCTTCAATTGATGTAAGAACAGTTGGAAAAATCTTCGCTTGTATGTATGAAGAAGGAAAAGACCCAGTAAGCACATGGGAAAAAGCTGTTGCTACAGCATTACCAGCATTAAGTTGTGCTGAAGATATATTCCAAGCAGAAATAAATATTGGGTAAGGGAAGTTCCCTTACCTAAATTAAATTTTAGGAGGTAAATTATAATGATTAGAAGAGTAAGAGTAAAAGGACCAGGAGTTAAGTTAGCAAATAAATGGTGTTATATTGGCGATGAAGCTACTGTTGATGAGCAAGAATTTGAAAAGAACAAAGAATATGTTGATGTTATTGAAGAAATTGAAGAACCAAAAACAGAGCCAGAAAATCCAATAAATCCAGAAGGAGAGCAAAATGATGGTACCGACATAAATGACGGTACCAATGATGAAGGAGAAAATTCTGGAGAAAACAAAAATGAAACTAGCGAAGATGAAGAGTTAGAAGCATTAAAAGCTAGAGCAAAAGAATTAAATATAAAAGTAACTGCTAACATGAAAAAAGAAACAATAATAAATAAAATAGAAGAAGCTGAAAAAGAAGCAGGAGAGGGCCAAAATCCAGAAGGAGAGTAGGTGAAAATATGGTTGATAAAATAAAAAATAAAACTAATATAGATGTAGATAAATTTATAGAAAGACTAAAAAAAGAATTATCTATAAATACTATTTCAAATGATGAAAAGAAAAAAGAAGCAAATGAACAATTAGTTTATTGTATATATGATGTTTTAGTTATTATATTAGATGTAACACACCAAAATATAATTTCAGAGGGATTATATACAACATGGCTAAATATGGTAAAAGATTATTGGTACTTAAATAAGTATGATGATCAATTTGTAAAAAGTATAGATGCTGAAGAAAATGAGGACAAAAATGTCAAAGTTAAAAGTATTCAAGTAGGAGATACAACAACTACATTTGCTGATACAACCTCACAAATTGAAATAAATGGGACAACATACAATACCGGAACAATAGATTTTGATAATGATATTCTAATAGAAAAGTATAAAAAGGCTTTATATAGGCATCGAAAGATGAGGTGGTAATATGAACCAATATACATTGATTGCAAGAAAAAATATTGAAAAACAATATGACTCGGAATGTACGATTTATGAATTAAAACCTAAAGTAATTAACAATATAACAAAAGATGTTGAAACAGAAGTCTTTAAAAATGAAAAATGTAGGATTTCATTCGAAGACATTTATGTGAATACACAAACAGATACGGAAGCAAAAAAAGTACAGAAAATAAAGTTATTTATTGCACCAGAACTAGAAATTAAACCAGGAAGTCTAATAATTGTAACTGGCAGAGGAAGAACTACGAAGTATAAAAATAGTGGTGAGCCAGCAGTTTATGATACACATCAAGAAATAATTATAGAATTATGGAAAGGATGGGCATAATGGCTAAATGGGGAAAATGTGATTTTAGTGAATTTGAAAAATTAGAAAAAAAATTTGAAAAACTAGCGAAAACAGATGTAGAAAAATTCTGTAAAGATGTAGCCAAAGAACTTGCAGCAAGGTTGCTATCAAAAGTTATTCCTAGAACACCTGTTGGGGAAGGAACCTTTGAAGTAATAAATGAAAAAAAATATACAATAAAAAGTGGTGGGACTTTAAGAAGAGGATGGACAGCGAATACAGAAGCAGAAGCGGAAAGTGGAAGTGTACCGGATCCAACTACATATGCAGATTCTTTAAAAATTTTTAAATTTGGTAACAACTATATTGTCATTGTTGAAAATCCAGTTAAATATGCATCTTATGTTGAATATGGACATAGACAAGAACCTGGCAGATATGTTCCTGCGTTGGGCAAACGACTAAAACAAAGTTGGGTTGAAGGAAAATATATGTTGACTATATCTGAAAAGGAACTTGAATCACAGTTGCCAGCAATATTAGAACAAAAAATGAAAAAATATATAGAGGAGTGTTTAAATAATGGTTAAAAGTGTAGTAAATGAGATTATACAGGGAATAGCAAATAAAATCGCACTACTATATAAAGATAAAGGCCAATATCCAATATATACTGATAGAAAGTTACAAAATCTTGAAAAACCTTGTTTTTTTATAAAAGTTCTTAATGGAGAAGAAAAAAAAGAAATAGGATTGAAAGATAGATTTTATAGAGATTTATTAAGTATAGTAATTATTGGGTATGCAATGGATGAAGATACTAAAGTATTAAATGATATGAGTGATACATTATATGAATTAGAATATATAGAATTATCAGATAAATCAAAAATAAGAGCAGATAAATTGAACCATAAAATAGAAGATGGAATTTTACATTTCTTTATAGATTATAAATTATTTATAAAGAAAGATATTAACGAAACAACTAAAATGAATGATTATAATTTGAGTGGGGAGGTAAAAGAAAATGAAGAAAACTAAAAAGGAAACGATAAGTGAAGAAAAATATACAAAAAGTCAAATAGTTAATTCAAAAATCTATATTAGTAATAGAGATTTATTAAATGCAGTTTTAAGAGAAAATAAAAAATATACTAAAATAGAAATTGATGAAATAATAAAAAATTATATGAAAGGAAAGGTGAACTAGTTATGCTAGGAGGAGGAAATTTTATAAGTCAAAATAAAAAGTTACCAGGTACTTATATTAACTTTGCATCAGCACAAGCCACATCTTCTAAAATAGGAGAAAGAGGAATTGCTGCAATGGCAATAGAAATGGACTGGGGACAAGATGAAAGCATTATTGAAGTTACATCAGAGAATTTTACAAAAAATTCATTAAAAATATTTGGTTATGATTATTCAAATGAAAAATTAAAAGGAATAAGAGATTTATTTAAAAATATCAAAAAAGCATATTTTTATAGATTAAATTCTGGAAATAAGGCTACAAATGACCTTGCAACAGCAAAATGTAGTGGGGTTAGGGGTAATGACATAAAAATAGTTATAGCAAAAAATATTGATGAAGATAGTAAATATGATGTAAGTACATATTTAGGAACAAAAGAAGTAGATGTTCAAACAGTTAAAACAGTAAATGAACTAGTAGATAATGACTATGTTACATTTAAAATGCAAACTCTTGCTGTAACAGCAGGAAAAGCTCTAGCTGGAGGAACAAATGGTGATGTAAGTGGAGAAGCACATCAAAAATTTTTAGATAAGTTAGAATCATATGAAATAAATGCCGTTGGATGTACTGCTAAAGATGAATCAACTTCTAATTTATATGTTCAATATGCTAAAAGAATGAGAGATGAACAAGGAATTAAATTTCAAGCAGTTGTATATAACAATTCAGCAAATTATGAGGGTGTTGTAAATGTTAAGAATACAACTGTTGAAGATGATTCAGCACTTGTTTATTGGGTTACAGGAGTAATTGCTGGTTGTGAAATAAATAGATCAAATACAAATAAAACATATGATGGAGAATATACAGTAAATGCTGATTATACACAAGCACAATTAGAAAATTCAATAGATAATGGAGAATTTATACTTCATAAAGTTGGAGATGAAGTTAGAGTGTTGGTAGATATAAATAGTTTAGTAGATATTACAAGTGAAAAAGGCGAAGAATTTAAATCTAATCAAACAATAAGAGTTCTAGATCAAATTGCTTCTGATGTAGCAAGTGTATTTAATTCTAAATATCTTGGAAAAATAGCGAACAATGAAGCCGGAAGAACATCACTTTGGGCTGATATAGTTGCTTTATTCAAAGATTATCAAACTTTACAAGCAATTGAAAATTTTGAAGATGAAGATATTAAAGTTGCAATTGGAAATGATAAAAAATCAGTAACAATTGAAACAAGTGTACAAGTAATAAATGCAATGGAAAAATTATATATGACCGTTGTTGTAGAATAAAAGAGAGCTTTTTAAGTTCTCTAATTTTTTTTATAAGGAGGAATTTTAAATGGCAAATATTACAATGAATGCAAAAGATGCCGTTAGTGCAAAATTAGCAGAATGCTATGTTACTATTGAAGGCAGAAGATATTTACTAATGCAAGGTAAGGACTTTGAAGCAAAATTTGAAAAAACAAAGAAAGAAATAAATGTGTTAGGAAAGACTGGTTCTGGTAATAAATCAACAGGTTGGAAAGGAACTGGAAAAATAACAATATATAAAAATACATCAATATTTGATGAACTAATGGAAAGATACAAAAATACAGGAGAAGATATATACTTTGATATACAAGTATCAAATAGTGATCCTACATCAGCAGCAGGAGTTTGCACAATGGTATTTTCAGGATGTAATGTAGATGGTGGAGTGTTAGCTTCATTTGATGTAGATGGTGATTTCCTAGAACAAGAAATTGACTTTACATTTGAAGATTTTTCAAATCCAACAAAATTTACACAATTAGCAGGTATGCAATAAAAATAAAATAAAAAAATAGTTAATGAAAGGAAAGATAAGATATGAGTTTAGAAAGTTTTATGTTGAAAGATGAAGTAAAAGAAGTAGAATATGTTGCTTCTACTAGAATTAAAGATAAAGATGGAAATCCAGAAAAATGGAAATTAAGAACTATAACAGCAGATGAAAATGATGCAATAAGAAAACAATGTTATAAACAAGTTCAAGTTGGAAAAAGAATGAAACAAGAATTTGATACTGTAAAATATCTAGAATTATTAGCAGATAAATGTATAGTTTATCCAGATTTACATGATGTCAAATTACAAGATTTCTATAAAGAAATGGATTCAATAAAAGTTTTGAAAAAGCATTTACTAAATCCAGGAGAATATGATGATTTAATGCAAGAAATACAAGAAATAAATGGATATAGTTTAGATGATGCGGTTGAAGAAGCAAAAAACTAATTAAGGAAGGCGAGAGTGATGCTGTATATGCACATTTTTGCCTTCAAAAACTTCATAAATTTCCGCATGAATTTCTAAATCTTCCGTTTAAAGAAAAGGCTTTTGTTATTGCATCTGTTCAAATAAGAGCAGAAAATGAAAAAGAAGAAGCCAATAAAATTAAAAAGAAATAATCTTATTTTTCTAAAAGGAGGAAAATATGGCTACTATAAAAAGTTCAATAGTGGTACAAGATATGGCTTCCTCTGTATTTGCAAAAATACATTCTAATGTAAGTAAAACAACAGCAGGATTTAAAAACTTGAATAGTGAAATGTCAAACGCTCCAACAAAAGCAATAAATAATGCTGAAAGGTTAAATGCATCGGCAGTAAAAACTGAATTAGCATATCAAGCAGAGTTACAGGTTCTGAGACAAGTTGAATCTGAAGCTAAAAAGATTATTGCAGCAGAAGGAACACAAAGTGCAAAAGCACAAGATTTAATTTCTAGTGTGGTTGAACAGAGAAGATTAGTAGAAGGTTTAAAGAAAGATTATGATAATGTTTCTAGTAGTATTAAAAATTCTCAAAATAGTCAAGAAAGCTTTAATAATAGTGTGAGAAAAACACAGGCAAACCAAGAGAGACTAAACAATAGTATAAAAAATTCACAAGAAAATCAAGATAAATTTAGTAATAGTATAAACACATCATATAGTAATGGAAATAAACTTCTTTCTACTATAAAAAAGGTTGCATTAGCAGTTGGTGGTATATCTGCAATAAAAGGATTGTTTAATTTGTCAGATGAAATGACAAATAATAAAGCAAGATTAAATTTGATTGTAGATGATGGTGGTAGTGTAGAAGCATTACAAAATAAAATTTTCGTATCTGCAATGAATGCTAGGGCTTCATATCAGACTACTACAGATATTATTACAAAACTAGGTTTACAGGCCAGCAAGGCATTTAAAGGAAATGATGAATTAATTGCGTTTGCGGAACAATTAAATAAAACATTTGCAATATCCGGAACGGAAGCGACAGGAATAGAATCTACAATGTATAATCTAACACAAGCATTATCAACAGGTGTACTTAGAGGACAAGATTTAAATGCGGTATTTTCAAATGCTCCGCAAATAGTTCAAAATATTGCAGATTATTTAAATGTTCCAATTGGTAAGATTCGTGATATGGCAGCGGATGGAAAGATTAGTGCACAAATTGTTAAAAACGCAATGCTAAAAGCGGCAGATGAAACAAATGCAAAATTTAATAAAATGCCAATGACTTGGAATCAAGTATTTACAAAAATGAAGAACATTGCAATAAAAGCACTAGATCCTGTTCTTAATAAAATAAATGCATTAGCAAATAACCAACAAGTGCAAGAAACGTTTAATATGTTTATAAATGGTGCTAGTTTAGCAGCACAGGCAATTTTAAGCTTAATAGAAGGTATATCATGGCTGTTAAGTGTATTAGAACCTGTAGCACCAGTTATACTTGGATTAGTAGGAGCCTACGTTGGATTTAATATAGTTTCAATGATTGCAAGTGGACTTTTAGGTATGTTGTCAATAGCACATGGAATTGCAGGAGCGGCAGAAATGTTACATTCTGGACAAACTATGGCAGCAACTGCAGCACAATGGGGATTAAATTCTGCATTGTTAGCGTGTCCAATTACTTGGATTGTGATTTTGATAATGGCCTTAATTGTTGCACTAACATATTTGTGGTTTACTAATGACAAGGTAGCATATGGAATTCTTTATGTTTGGGATGCATTGAAATTAGGAATAATGGTTGCTGGACTTGGAATTCAAGGTGTATTTTATGCAATAGTTTTAGGTGCTATGGCATTATGGTTAGGAATTCAAACTTGTGTACTTGGAGCAATGGGTGCTTGGTATGCATTTCAAACAGGAGTCGAGGCTGTTTGTTTGGGAGTTTTAAGTATTTTCCAAGGCTTATATAATGGAGTTGTTTGGTTGGTAAACCGGAATAATTCAAGCGTTGAATAAAATACCAGGAGTGCAAATAGATACTGTTGAAGCAGCACACTTTGCTGATGACTTTGCAAGTAAAATGACAAATAATATCATAGATAGAAATGCAAAATTACAAGAAATGGCTAGTCAAATGGATGGAACTGTCGACAAGATAAACCAATTAAAAGGTGAATTTGGAACGAAACTTAATGCATCAGCAACCAATATACAAAATACGGCAATAGATATGAATAATACTCGACAAGATAGAGTAGATCATAGAAATGACTGGATAAATGGTGCTGGAAATGCTATAAAAAATGTGTTAAACGATAAGAGTTTCACAATAGATCCATCACAGTTTGGAAATACACTAGGAGATATTGCTGGAAATACAAAGGACACAGCCAATAACACTAAACAAATAACAGATGAAGATTTAAAATATTTAATAGATATAGCAGAAAGAGATACTATAAATAGATTTACAACCGTTCCATTAACTATAAATATGACTAACAATAATAATATTGATAGTGAAACAGATATTGATGGAATAGTTGATTCTTTAACAAAAAGGTTAGAGGAAGAATTAGAATATATTTCAGATGGAGTACATGAATAGGAGGGATTTTAATGGCATATTATTTTTATTTAGGCAATGTACTTCTTCCCATTCCTCCTAGTAAACTTGAACTAAAAATAAGTAATAATAATAAAACATATGATTTGATAAATTATTCGCAAATAAATGTTTTGAAAAATCCAGGATTGTCAAGTTTGGAATTTGAAGTTGTACTACCTAATACAAAATATCCTTTTGCAATGTATAAAAACAATTTTCAAAATGCTAAATATTATTTAGGTGTATTAGAGAATTTAAAAGTCAATAGGTCTGCTTTTCAGTTTATAGTTGTTAGAAAATTTCCAAATGGTAAAGACATTTTTAATACTAATATTAAAGTGGCGTTGGAAGAATACACTATAACTGATACAACAGAAGAAGGTTTTGATACAAAAGTAAAAATAAAACTAAAACAATATAAAGAATATTCGACCAAAAAGGTACAAGTAACAATAAAACAATATAGACCACCAGCAGTTACAAGAACAGTTACAACTAATAATACTGCAGTAGCAAAACCAAGTGGGCAAAATTATACAGTAAAAAGAGGAGATTGTTTATGGAATATAGCAAAGAGATTTTATGGAAATGGTGCTAAATATACAACTATTTATAATGCTAATAGAAGTAAAATAAGAAATCCAAATTTGATATATCCAGGTCAAGTTCTATGGATACCATCATAGGAGGGAAGAAAATGAGCCAACAATTATTAATTCAAAATGGAAATACTGTATATGAACCAGTAGTTCAAGATGAAATAACTTGGACTACTGAAAGAAAAGGTGCTGCTGGAAAACTAGAATTTAAAGTTGTTAAAGATGATATAATTAACTTTGAAGAAGGAAATCCAGTAGCATTTAAAGTTGATAATACAAATTTATTTTATGGTTTTGTGTTTAGAAAAAAACGTGATAAGGAACAAATAATAACAACAACAGCATACGATCAGCTTCGATATTTAAAAAATAAAGATACTAGAGTATATGTAAATAAAAGAGCAGATGAAGTGGTACGCTCTATTGCTAGTGATTTTCAATTAAATTGCCGGAATGCTTGAAAATACAGGATATGTGATAGCAAAAAAGACTGAAAGTAATCAGTCTTTATTTGATATTATATTAAATGCACTAGATGAAACAATAAGGAATAGAAAAGAAATGTATGTTCTGTATGATGATTTTGGAAAATTGTGTTTGAAAAACCTAGAAAGAATGAAAGTAGGATTAGTGATAGATGAAGAAACTGGAGAAAATTTTGATTATGAAAGTTCCATAGATTCAGATACATATAATCAAATAAAGCTTACATACGATAACTCTGAGACAGGAAAAAGAGACGTATATATGGCGAAAGATTCAAGTAACATTGAAAAGTGGGGAGTATTACAATATTTTGACACAATAGATGAAAAAACTAATGGAGCAGTTAAAGCAAGAGCACTACTAGATTTATATAATCAAAAAACACGAAGCCTAGAAATAAAAAACGCATTAGGAGATATTAGGGTTAGAGGTGGTTCACTTATAATAGTAAATCTAAATTTGGGTGATGTTAAGCTTCAAAACTTTATGTTAGTAGAAAAAGCAAAACATACTTTTAAAAATGGAGAACATTTTATGGATTTAACATTAAGGGGCCAAAACTTTATATCTCAATAGGGGGAAATATGAGTAGTTCATTGGGAGAAGTAATAAAAAAGATGGCAGTAGGAGCAAATGATGCAAATGCTCCTACTTCTGTTTTATTTGGAACTGTAACAAGTGTTGAACCACTTGAAATAACAGTTGAACAAAAATTAAAACTAACAAAAGAATTTTTAGTGCTGACTAAAAATGTTAAAGACTATACAGTAGATGTGACTATGGACTGGAATACAGAAACTACATCTTTAAATGCTAATCATAGCCATTCTACAGAGGTTAATTCAAATATAAGTGTTTCATCTGATATATCTCCAAATGATAATAATCAGAAAATAACTAATAATGTAACAGGAGAGGTAAGTGTATCAGTAGAACAAAAGAATATAAATTTAACACATAAGCATAGCATAAAAGGAACTAAAAGTATAATGGTACATAATGCATTAAAAATTAATGATAATGTTATTTTAATACAACAGCAAGGTGGAAATAACTTTGTTGTACTAGATAAATTTTAAAAGAAAGGTGGTAATAAGATGACACCTAATACAGATAATATTGTAATAAACAATGTGCAAGATACAATAGAACAAACAAGTAAGACATATTATTTGAATATAGAAAAAAATAATATTTCAAAATTTTGTGATGGTATTGATGCAATGAAACAAGCAGTATATTGTATATTAAATACGGAAAGATTTGAACATCTTATTTATAGTTGGAATTATGGAATTGAACTAAAACATTTAATAGGGGAAAATACAACTTTTGTAATTCCTGAATTAGAAAGAGTAATAACTGAAGCGTTATTGCAAGATTCAAGGATAACAGAAGTAAAGGATTTTGACTTTGAAATAAATAAAAATGAAATAAAAGTAAAGTTCACAGTAATTACAAATATAGGAGAATTTGAAGCAGAAAAGGTGGTGAGTGTTTAATGAGCGTAGTTGATATTGACAAAATTGAAGATTTGGATGAATTTTTTGATTATGACACCATTTTACAAAGAATGTTAGATACCGTACCTTCTCAAATTGATAAGAGAGAGGGAAGTATCATATATGATGCTTTAGGTCCTGCTGCGGCAGAACTGACACAAATGTATATTTTGTTAAAGAATAATATAAATTTGGTCTTTGCAGATACTGCTGTAGAAGAATATTTAGACAGATTAGCAAATCAAGTTGGACTTACAAGAAATGAAGCAACATATGCAATAAAAAAAGGAACATTTTACGATGAAAACGATAATTTAATGGATGTAGATATAGGAGAAAGATTTACAATAGAAGATATAGTATATAAAGCAACTGAAAAAATTGAAAATGGAATATATAAAATGGAATGCGAAACTGCTGGGGCAATAGGAAATAATTATGTTGGCAATTTAATACCAGTCAATTATATAGAAAACTTGGCCAAAGCCGAGTTAACAGATATTTTAATTCCTGGAGAAGATGAAGAAAGTGACGATTCTTTGAGAAGTAGATATTATGAGACTACAAGTGAGCAAGGATTTGGTGGAAATATAATTGACTATCAAAATAAAACAAAAGAGATAGCAGGGGTTGGTGGCGTAAAAGTTACTCCAATATGGAATGGGCCTGGTACCGTAAAACTTACAATATTGGATAGCAATTTTGACAAAGCATCACAGGTTTTAATTGATAAGGTTCAAAAAGAAATATGTCCAAATTTTACAGATGAAGGATTAGGAGTTGCTCCAATTGGACATGTTGTAACAGTTGACACAGTTAATGAAATTGAAATTTCAATCATTTCTACTGTTACAATATCTGAAACTACTACTATTGAAACTGTAAGAAAACAAATAAAGCAACTAATAAATGATTATTTCTTACAGTTAAAGCAAAATTGGGAAAACACAGAAACCATAATTATAAGAAAGTCGCAAATAGATACAATAATTCTAAATGCAGATGGTGTTATAGATGTAGCAAATACAGTTATAAACAATAAGGCTTCAAATATAGAATTACAGAAATTCGAGATTCCTACATTGAAAGAGGTGACATTGAAATGAAGTTAGTAGAATATATGCCACCATTTCTAAAAAATGTAGTAGAATTTAATAAAATATTTGATGCTGAAGATGTTGAAATTGAAAATATGAGGTATTTAATTGATAGTATATTAAGAGAAGTAATAGTAAAAAGTGCTAGAACTTATGGATTAGACCGATACGAAAAAATATATAGAATCACAAATAAGGCGGAAACAATAGAAGCAAGAAGAATGAATATTCTTTTTAAAATGAACAATAAAGTACCATATACATTAAAGTGGTTAATAAACACCTTAAATGAAAGTATAGGAAAAGATAATTATAAGTTAGAAGCTAGAGACTACGAATTATATATTACCATAAATTTGGTATATACTGAAGCAGCGGAGATGTTAAAAACTAATTTAGTAAAGCAAATACCAGCCAATATAATGCTAGATTATAAATTGGAAACAAAGTCAAATGAATTTATAGGAGCTGTAGTATCAAGCCAAGATTATATAAATCTAAATGCAATAGCATTTGAAAGAAAAGAAGATATATCAATTACACAAGAAAATAATACAGGATTAAGTATTTCGAATATGGAATATATAGATGTTGATCCAAACACAGATATAATATTAGATGATACTATATTAAATGTAGATGAGAGTGTTGGTTCTAAAGTATCTAGACAAGATTACATTGACTTAAACATAATTGCAGAAGAAAAAAAGGAAAATATGAATATAAATCAAAATACTAATTTAGGGTTGCAATTAGCAAGCCAAGATTATATTGAAATAGGAGGTAAAGATTAAAATGGGATTTGAAAAAGTCTATATAACAAAGCAAGGTGCACTATTGGCAGCAAAGACATTGCAAGGGAAAAAAATACAATTTGACCATGCTGAAATAGGTAGTGGAAATTTGAGTGGTAATGCTGCAGATAAAACAGCACTAACTACAAAAGTATTAGAATGTCCAATTGAGGAAACAAAAATAACAGGAGATGCACAAGCAAGTGTGTCTTTTATTTTTAAGAATACTGATGCCAAAAATGCATTTAATTTTAGAGAAATTGGATTATTTGCAATAGATCCAGATACAAAAGCAAAAGTATTATATGCTTATGCAAATGCTGGAAGCAATGCAGAATATATAAACAATTCTATTGCTGAAAAAATAGAAAAACATATTCAAATAAACGTTATTGTTGATAATGCTAGTAATGTTACAATTACATTAGACTCTACTCAAATATATGTGACTGAAAAAGAATTACAAGAAGCAATAACTGAAGCAAGAGAGTTTGTTGGAAAAAATTATGGTATCAGAAGAAAAATTGTAGATAATGTTTTATCAAAATGGGAGAGAATTTGTGATAATACTGGATTGATCGCAAATGCTACAAAAAATGGAGATGAAGTTCAAAATGATTTTGACAATTTATATCCATGGTCTGATATAATTACATATAATTATGATACAACAAATAAAAAAATAACAGCTTTCTATGGAGAACCAGGATTTGCATTTGATGGTTCAAACGGAGAGGTACTTACAAGAATTCCGGAATTTTGGTTCAAAAGAGAAGTTAAAGGTGATTATGAATATATTTATATATCTGATTATAATAGAGCAGGATATAAACACAGTAAAGAATTTTCTGTTGGTAGATATGGGATTAGTGTAGATGCTGAAGGAATTGCTCACAGCATTAGTGGAACAATTCCAGCATATAACAAAACAATAGCAGCATTTAGGACTTTAGCAACAGCAGTAGGCGAAGGATTTTGTCAAATGGATACTAGATATTTTATATTACAATTATTATATTTAGTAGAATATGCTGATTATAATTCTCAAAGCAAGTTAGGTAGAGGAGTGTCAGAGTGGTTTAATACAAAGGCTTTAATTGCAGAAAATAAAGTTAATAGAATAATTGTTGCAAATTCAAGTAATATGTATGTTGGTAGAACAATATCAATAGGAGCAACAGATGCTTGGAATAACTCTGTAGCCTCTGAAAGAACAATAACTAAAATAGAAGACTTTTCTAATGGAAACGTAACTGGTAAGGCAGTGTATTTTGATGGAGCTGCTGTTAATATAGCAGTAGGAAATGCTTTGTGGGGAATAGGTCAAAAAGCAGGGCAATGTGATGAATTAGGAATGAAATCAGGTTGTCTATCAAATGACGGATGTCATTCAGTTATATATAGAGGTATTGAGAATGTATTTAGTAATATGTGGACAGCAATAGATGGACTTAATATCAAAGATTATGTAGCATATGTTTGTGATGATCCTACTCAATATGCTTCTGATAAATTTGTTGCCCCTTATAAACAGGTTGGATATACAAATTTAAAACAAACAGATTGTTATCCAAGTAAATTGGGATATGATGAAAATTATCCTGAAATTGAAATTCCAATAGAAGCTAATGGAAGCTCTGGAACAGGAATATGTGATAAATACTGGTGTTCAGAAGGAAACAGAATGGCGTTTGCTGGGGGTAATTTCAACACTGGTGCTACTGATGGGTTCTTTTACTTGATTTTGTACAATGGTTCGGGCAATTCGAGCTGGAATTACGGGGCTCGCCTTCTTAAATACCAGTAATAAGCAGGGGTATGGGGGCGGCCAGCCTCCATTATAAATACCTTAATTCAAGAGTAGTTAAAATCTTGGAAAAAAATATATATAATATCCTACAGGGGATTTGATGTGTGCGATCCTGTAATTGTCGTTTTGAATTTTAGCGTTTGCTGGGGGTAATTTCAACAATGGTGCTAATGATGGGTTCTTTTACTTGAATTTGAACAATGGTTCCGGCAATTCGAACTGGAATTACGGGGCTCGCCTACTTATTTTAAATTATTTTTACACATCATTTTCCATAGCACTTGCTAAAAATTGAGTCGAGACTGGACTGGTCTAGTAGCTCCTTTTGAGCGAAAAATCGGTAGACGAAATAAGAAAAACCAGGAGGAAAAGTGAAAAGAGTAGGAAATATATATGAAAAAATAACAAAAAAGGAAAATATTAGACAAGCTATTATAAATGCATCAAAAGGAAAAAAAGATAGGAACGGTGTAATTAAAATATTAGACAATGTCAATTTTTATGTTGATGAAATATACAATATGCTTATCAATAAAACATATACACCAAGTCCATATATAAAAATGCTAATTCACGATGGTGCAAGAAAAAAAGAAAGAATTATATATAAACCAAAATTTTATCCAGACCAAATTATTCATTGGGCATTGATGCAGCAGATACAACCAATAATTCAAAAAGGAATGTATGAATATTGTTGTGCTTCAGTTCCAAACCGAGGCATACATTATGGCGGAAAATATATAAAAAAAATATTAGTAAATGATAGAAAGAATACAAAATATGCTTTGAAACTTGATGTGAAAAAGTTTTATCCATCGATAAATAAAGAAATAATGAAAAGAAAGTTTATGAGAGTTATAAAAGATAGGGATACTTTAGATCTTATTGATAAAATAATTGATAGCTCTGAAAGTGGACTTCCAATCCGGAAATTATACTTCACAATGGTTTGCAAATTTTTATTTGCAAGATGTAGACCATTTTATAAAGGAAGAAATGAAGGTAAAATACTATTTAAGATATATGGATGATATGTTACTTTTTTACAGAAACAAGAAGGAATTGAAGAAAATAAAAAATGCAATAGAATTGAAGTTGAAAAAGGAAGGCCTAAATTTAAAAGAAAACTGGCAACTATTTAAAGTTGATAGTAGGCCAGTTGATTTTATTGGGTATCGATATTACAGAGGATATACAACTTTAAGGCGTGGGAATTTTTTAAGGATAAAGAGAAGGGCAAAAAGAATATATAAAAGAAATAAAATAACCTTGACAGATGCATCAGCAATGATAAGTTATTATGGTTGGCTTAAACATTGCAATAGTTACAATTTTAATCAAAAATATATAAGACCATATATAGATATAAATAAGTTAAAAGGAGTGGTGAGCTATGCAAACAGAAAATTCAATAAAACCAAATAAATTTGAAATAAGCAAACATCAGAACGGTAAATGTACCGTTCTTTTTTATGACAATATAATAGAGGACAAAGTTACAGATCCAGATGGAGTAGAAACAACAAGATATTTATACGATATGTATGAAGTAGAAGTAAATAGTAGAGATACACTTGCAGAAAGTATTGAAGCAAATTATGATAAATGGTTGAAATTTGCAAAAGAAGAAAATGCAAAGAGAGTTGTGGCAATTCCGGATGTAGAAAGAATTGCTATACTTGAGCAAGCTGTTAAAGACATAGGGGAGGTAATTGGAAATGATTAATTTTTATGTGATTCAAATTAGAGACTTAAAAACAATGACAATTGAAGATGTTCCAAAACTATGGAGAAAAAAAGTAAAAGAAAAATTGGAGGAGGAGTCTAGATAGGGCTCCTTCTTTATACCAAAGAAAGTGAGGAACAATAATGGAAACGATAATAGGTTGTATAATAACAGGTGGACTATCTCTTGTAGGAGTAGTCCTTTCTAATTTATCCAATAATAAAAAAATTGAAAATACTTTATCAACACAACAAGCAGTAACAGATACAAAATTGGAAGAACTTACAAGAGAGGTCAGAGCACATAATAATTTTGCACAAAGAGTTCCTGTTTTAGAGGAACAAATAAAGGTGGCAAATCACAGAATAGAAGATTTAGAAAGGAGGGAAAAGTAATGACAGTTCAATTATTAGTATATGTTATAACAACAGTATTTACTTATATTTTAGGTAAAATATCAAAGCATTTTGGATGGAATGAAACATTACCTATTCCAATACAAAATATTTTGATAGGAATTATAGCGACAATAATAGGTTGTATAATTCATATTGAAGGATTAGATGCAAATAGTATAATACAAGCAGTTGTTACTGCATTAGGTGGAATTGGTACTGCTACTGTATTATATGATGCTAAAAATCAATAACTTAATACAAGAAATTTATTCTTGTAATTTAAAAATACTGGAAGAAAAATAAAAAATCTTCCAGTATTTATTTTTTAAAGAAAGGTGGAATTTTCAATGGAAGAAAATGAAATTCTAGGAAATGGAGAAATCCAAAGAGATGAAAATGAATTTGGAGGTGGGGCTAATGAGTAAAGGAATAGATGTATCAGCACATCAAGGTAATATTAATTGGGATGCAGTAAAGGCATCAGGAATTGATTTTGCTATTATAAGAATTAG